AATCGTTAGTGTTGGTGCGATCACAGCAGCGTTTGTCGGAAGTGCTGATAGTACGCCAAAGGACATGGCTGCAGCGAGTCCTAGGGCAATTTTCTTAAATGAATTCATCTTTCTCCTTGTTTTTTTTGTATATCTGATTATCTAATCAGAATTCTTATAGTAAGTTCAACCTGTCTAAGTAATCACGAACATCGTCCGTCATTGGCTTAGGTTCTAATTCTACCATATCTCTCTGTTGCTTGGCAAACTGAGAGGCTGAGGTAGACCAAGTATGAATATCAATCTCTAGATTAGGATTCTTTGGGGTATGAGATAGCGCTCCAAAAACTGCACCTGTTACCGCATCTGAAAGATCTTTAGATTTTTTGCGGGGGTGATCAACCTTTTTATCATTAATGATCTTAAGTTCAGACATTTCGTCAAGAAGCAAAGGTATGTGTGGCATAGCAACACGTTCTTCATAAATCATCATTGCCAAATCTTCATAGTGTTTTTTGCCAACAGAAACAGTATCAGTTCTTATTCCTACTGCTTGAAGTTCTTGCTGAATATCAAATGATTGCCATCTGTCAAAAGTAACCATTCCTAGGTTAAATCCTTGCCTACGAAGATTTTGAATCCATTGCTTTACGTCTGATAGATTTACTGGCCCTTCAACTTTTGGCTCCCACCAAACCACAGCGTCAACAATAATTATCGGGGCAACCTGTTCATAGTCTTTAACAACCTGAAGATTAACCCATTTATCTACATGTGCAATTGCTACAGCACACTTATCGTGTTTTTGAGCAAGGTCAGCGTGAACAAAATATACCTTGTCTGGATCAGGCTTAAATGATTCGTCAAACCTTTTATTGTTGTCAATTGGATTTCTAAGCGTCATACATTTTTCTAGTTTATCTTTTTGTTTAAAGAATGCATCGGAAGCAAATGTTGGTACACAAGCAAAGCGTTGCATTGCATCACCCATATCTGTAAAAAAGGCTAATCTAAAGTCATCAATCTTTCTTGTTGGATTTACTACCCATGTTGGTCTTTTTAGTGCAAATACACCAGGATACTTATATGCAACGATTTGATCTTCATCCCAAGCAATGTCTAGATAGTTTCCCTCAAGGTCTTCTGGAAAGTCTGGATTCATTATAAATCTATGAGTATATGTTATTGTTTCTTTTTCCATTATTGAATCTTCATATTTTTGTGAAATAAAGTCCCCTGGGAAACGTGGGAATGAAAGTAATGCAACCTTACCAAGATCAGGGAAACGTGAATCTACAGAAGCACGAAAAGCCTTATAGATATTATCGGCAGTCTTTCCTTGATCATTTCCTGTGCCAACCTCTTGTGCAAATCCAGAAATTTCATCAAGTACTGCAAGTATTAAGTTTAATCCCTCGTGTGATTCTCTTTCTGAGTGACCAGAATAAACTGTAATGGCTTTATCAAATTCAATGCTCTCAGCCTTAGCGTTATACTTTCCTGCAAACCATTCAGACTTTTCAATTTTATTCTTAAAACCTTTAAAGAAAACGTTCTTGGCCTGCTGAGCGTTAATAGCAACGTTAATGATATCAATAGCATCACCTGCAGGCTTGCCAAAGTATCTGGCTGGATCTTTTAAGCATAACAGTTTGTATACTATGTATGCACAAGCCACTGTAGATGTAAAGTCTTTACCGCTACCCTTGCCAAGTTGTAGGATTACTTCGTTCTTTGTGTACTTCTTGTAATATCTATGTCCTTCTTCTGGACCTAGAATATCAACAAGATCTTCTTCTCTGTAAATCTGGCTCATGGCCTCTACAATGTCATACTGAACATCAGAAAGTGGAGGTTGCGCTAGGTAGTGCTCTCCTTCAACAAAAGTTTTTGCATCAACAGGAATTTCTTCAAAATTATTATTTTTTAGTGCTTCAAAAAAATCATTGAACATTGTGGACAACTGTAATCACTTCTCCATCTTTAGCAACAGCAGAAAGCCTGTGCATTATTAGGTCACGAATCTCTGGATGAGATGAAGCAATATCTCTTAGGATACCAACAAGAACCTCTTGTCTTTTTTCAATCTCAACAATTTCTTCTGCCAGTTCTTTGTTCTCAAGTAAACCAGCCTTTTGTAACATATCAATTCTTGCTTTTTCAATATCCATTACAAGTTTAATTGCCGCTGTTTTTGCACTAAGGTTATTGGTCATAGACGCTTCATCAATAACTTCATAAGACTTTGTAATTAATTTTCCATAGTGTGCATCCATGGCTGCTAATGCTTCTTTTGCACGTGCTCGGATTGCATCGTTGGCAGATGCCATTACTTTCCACTCATTAATAAGTTCTACAACTTTTACTCTTGGAATAGCAAGTTCTTTAGAAATTTTTGTTGGGTCTGTACCTTTTAAGTATTCTCCTACTACAAGATTAACTTGATCAAGGTGCTTTACTAAATCTTCTTCAGTTGACATATTTTCCCTCTAGTCTATTGATTTCATCCTTGATGTAGAAAATTGCCTTTTCAAGATCTTGAATAGTTTTTGATTCATCCTTAAGTCCTGCCCTCCAAAGATATTTAAAGGCATTACCAATATTAAAATTACGGTGTCGTGTAATCTCTATGCACTCAACACCAGATGGATCTGTCGTATAATGTTGTGGATGATTTACCTGATCAACCGTAATCGTTAAACTATCACTCATCATCTACCTCCCAATCAAATTCTTCTGGTAAGCCTTTTAGTGTAGCAATGGCAAATGAAAATCCAACCATACCTACAACGGCTGTGGCTATTAGTATCTTTTCAAACTTTTTCATCTTTTACTTTTCCTTAGATTAAATTTTGCTAAATACACGTAGATGGTTTCTACGCTTGTTCCACACTCTTTTGCAATCTCTTGTGGAGATTTTTTGTCCATGAGGAACCTCTTGCGAAGCCAATTCTCACTTGTATATAGTTTAGCAGGCATGGTACTAATTGTCAACTTCTTTTTCATTAATATCATAATTAAACCTATCAGAGTTTTCCATAATCCACTTATCCTGGTTTTCAACATCATACTTTCTTTCATTAATTATTCTATCAATTAAGTATTCCTTTTCAAGGGTAAATGATGGCTCGTACACACGAATTCTGTTGTTAGGTTGGATTGCAAAATTTCCATCATCTCTTTGTATGACATGTCCACACTTATGATCTGCAGGACTTTCAGAGTAGCCATCATCTAAAACATTTGTGTCTGGATTATGCCAGTCTAGTGTAAATAGGTAGGTTCCTTTATGCATTGTCTTTGTTCTGTCTATGTAAGACATTCTGAGGTTTTTTAAATTTTCAAACTGAGTTACAGATATGTGATGACTAAAAGAGTTCCATAAGACTAGGTTGTGAAGATCAACTTCGGGAATTCCTGGCTCAGTGCAAAATGCAGATATTGGAAGTCTCCACCAAAGCCCACCATCTGGCATCATAATGTGAAATAGTGGGCTTCTAGACTTCAAACTTGAAACACCAAACACTACACATTCAAAATATTTATCGTGACTATCTTGATGGTTTCTTAAATAGTTTCCTCTTACGTAACAGTTTATCGGGGGTATATTTGCATTTAACTCAGGCATTATGACTTATCTCTTTCTACTGTTTTTAGTTTATCCCAGTATCCTTTTGGACTCCCCTGATAAACTTGACCCGTTTCTCTATCAACCAATAACCACTTTGTTGGCACAAGGGTATTGACCGTTAAAATAACTTCTTTGTCTTCTTCTTTAAAGTTAAATGGCTCTCTTTCCATTACTCTACTCCTATTGCTTTCGACCAATTCTTGATAGCCCAGTGACCGATACCACAAGCATCTGCCACATCATTATCAGTAATAGTTCTATCATAGATTGTATTGATAAACTTTATTGTTCTTTCTTTACGAAGGTTTCTTTCGTAAGTCTTATACCAAGAAACTGATTTCCCAGGGTGCTGTGAGCGAATAAACAATTGCTCATCCTTTGATATTTTTTTATTCCCTATATAGTTTTGCCAAGTAATTGGAGATACCTTTCCAATAACTTTAGTTCCTGACTGTCCTGCGGCTCCCAGGATCGCTCCTTGAACTAAGGCAAGATCTGCAGCAGTTTTAGGACTATTCATAAATACGGTATGCTCAATAATAATTGCTTCAAACCCATTGTAAAAATCAAGAAACGCCTTTACCTTTTTGCCAGCATCCATAACTTTTTCATATGTATTGTTTCCTTCAAAGTTAATCTTTCCAATTGCCCCAAGACTATCTTTTGTATATGAAGCAAATGCAAGGCTGTTAGTACTAGCATCTATTGCACAAATCGTGTTTGGCTGAACAGAATATCCCCATTTATTCTTGCTCATACTCTATAAATCCTTTCAACTCTTTTAGCATTTTGTCAACTGCTTTCTTGCTTACGTTACAGTTAGAACAAAATCCTGAATCATTGTAGATTGAGAGATCAACTCCGCAACCACCTAAACATTTTCTAATCTTGCCTATTCTTTTTTGCCTGCGAGTTACCTGATAGCGCTCTGCTATTTTTTCTTTTGTAGCGTCGTCTCTACAGGATTCACTACAGTAAATCTGGTAAGAAACTTTTGGTGTGAAGTACGCATCACATCTACTGCAAAGTTTCACTCAGTTCCTCCAGAGAAGCAATCTTGACTGTTCCCTCTCCTGCCTCAATGCATGCTGCTTTTACTGGGCATGTCTTACAAATCTTTGAATTATTACGATAATTTTTAGTTGGAAGTGTTTGTCCTTCCCAAGCATTACGAACTTCACGCATCCAGTTAAATGCGTAGTCAACCCATTGGCGATACCCATCATTTACTTCTACTGGAATAATTAGGAGGTCATGATTATTTTTGTTTTCATAAACAAGAGCACCCTTTGATTTACCAAGAATCTTCATGTATATTAGCAACTGAATTAAATGTGCACCCTTTGGCTTATTTGTTTTCTTTCGGTACTCAAAGGCTTCACTCATCATTGTTTTAATTTCGCCAACAATTTCTTCACCCTCCCAATTAAACATTACGTCTCCGTAACCAAAAATTGGTGGATCATTTGCAATAACTTTAAACTCTGTTGTTTTTTCTCCCTTGTCATTGATGTATGGAACGGCAACTCCAGAAGCAAGCATGGCTTTTTGAATTCTTTCGTGTCCCATAGTTCCAGCACTCATATTGGCAACACCATATGCGTCTGTATAATCATCAAAAACATTGCCGTTAAATGCAAGATACCAATACCTTGGGCATTGGCCATGCTGGTATGCAATAGTAGATGGAGCAAAAGTTTTCTTTGTCGTCATCTTTGGTCCACGAGATACTGTATACCCCGACCTAATCTTGGCAATCATATCTTCAGAATTAAAAATAATATTCTGCTTTGCTATGGCTTCTTTTTTCTCTGCTTCTTTTAACATAACCTGCTTGAGTAAACTTTTTGTCATTGTTCTTATTCCCCTTGTTTATATAAGTATAGCAGGTTAGCGCATTATATACTTGAGTGCCGACACCAAGTTGTTAATAGATTCCGCTGCAGTATAGTAAATGTTCTTTTTTGCCCTATCATTTTTGTCAACATTGGCCATCCAAGTAGCCTTAAAAGCCATCTTTGCTGCTATCGCCTGAAGCCTTACAATTTCAATACTGGCAACTTGAGTTGGAATATCTGGCTTAATTATTACCTTAGCAATAAATGTTAATGCTGTCGTGAGTTCCTCATCCTGCATATAATCTGCAATCTCGCTCAAACCGTTTACCATCTCTAGCGTTGTCTTTGCTGGTTCAACCTGTTCAGCCATTTTCTTCCTCCTGTGTTAATTGTTCTAGTAAGTCTACTTCTATTACTGCTAAGCGAACTTTTGAGTCTGCTTCTCCAAGCACAATAAAAATTGCTGGATCGTTGTGATTTTTAATTGCATCAGTTACTGCTTTTGCCCAAATATCTTTATTTATTGTTATACCTTTTGGGTATTCTTTAAAATCAACTGTAAAGTTTCTCCAAGTTGCATCACCTTTATGTATGCCACGTCCAGAATTTTTATGCTGTTTGGCATTAATTCTTTTAGACTCTGAACGCTCACTCATTTTTAAAGTCTTTCTTTTTCTTTTTAGTTGGTATTAGGTCTACTCTTGATAAATGTTTTTTAGAACACATCCACGTTGCATGGCCAGATTCCTTCCATAGCCTTAAAGTTAAAACAACTTCAGAGCATGTTTTGCAAGGCCATTTTCCTTCATATATGGTAAAATCTTTAGACATTTAGCAACTTACTCTTAAGTGATTCTTGCAAATCTATATCTTCTTTTACACGATTAATAAAGCCTTCACGACCTTGAACCTTTGTACCATCTTCAAGTTTGTACCAAGCGCCTGTTCTTTCTACAATACCAGCAAGTTCTGCGGTATCAACAAGGTCACCAATACTATCAATGCCAACTTCATCTCCACGGAAATAGAAGTCATATTCTCCAGACTGAAAACCAGCGGAGGTCTTTGAGAATTGTAACTCCCACTTTATCTTGCGACCAATCTTTTCTTCAATTAGTTTATCTCCTACTTGAATCTTACCTTTAATCGCTTGGTTGTCTGATTCTGATGAAAATAATTTAATAACCGTAGAGGAATAAAACTTAGTAGCCTGACCACCAGAAGGCTGCTGACTAGTATACATAGCACTGATATTATTACGAGACTGACTAATAAGCACAAGCAAAGTAGGCTTAACTTTATTGTTAGCATAGTTAAGCATTTTCCATGCATTGCTAAAGTCTCTTGACTCTGCACCAATTTGTTTGGTATTTTCAAGTTGCTTAAGTTCATCTGTATCCTTTTCAAAATAAATAGCAGGAAGCAAAGATGTAATACTATCTATAACAATTATATCAACTCCTGCATTCATTAGGCTAGTTCCTACATCTACCATCTCATTGATAGTTCTTGCCTGTGAGTAAATAAGTTTTGTTGAGTCTACCCCAAGTTTTTGTGCCCATTCAGAATCATATGACATCTCTGCATCAATCCACGCACAAACTTTTCCTTCTGCTTGTGCTAAGGCAATCATCTGGAGGCACATAGAGGACTTTGCAGACGATTTAGATCCCCACACAAGTACTTGTCTACCATATGGGAGACCACCCTTTAAAGCACGGTTTAAACCAAAACTAGGTGTAGCGGCATGATCAACTTTTTGTCCAGTGGCATCTCCTAGTCTTTTGCGAATGCGTGGATCTAACTGTGCTAATACTTCTTCCATTGTTACTGACATTAAAATCGTACCCCGTGTTTTTCTGGTCTAGTTTTATTAAAGTCGACTTTTTCTCTTAGTGCTTGATCAAGTGATAATCTAGTATACCCTGCTTCAACCATTCCTGCATACAGGTCAAGTGTTCTAATAATAATATCTGCAAACTCTTTGGTGATCTCTTCTTCACCTTTATCTTTACGAACGGCTTCCATTACCTCGGTTACTTCTGAAACAATCATCATGCATTGTTTAGCAATAAAAATATCATTTATAGCGTCGTGATCTTCTGGACTTCCCCAAAAACCTTTTTCAACTGCATTTTTATGCAACTCTATTGCTAGATTGTCAAATACGTTATCATACATTTACTACATCCTCCAGTATAACGGTTCCATCTTTAGTTTTACCTAAAGAAACTTTGTAAACATTTCCTTCTTCAATTGTCATATAAGCCTTGGAGAATGCTGTAGGAAATACAAGAACTGAGTGAAGTTCTCTTCCTGCATCAGCCACCACAAGGTTTGCCATCTTCTTGCCAGCCTTAGTCACTCTTGGCTTAAAGGAAACCACAAATTGTTCTTCACCTTTATAAGGTAACTGCTTATAGTTTAAAAACTTTACTAAAGCATCTTTTGATTCTTTAATGCTATCTGCAGGTATTGCATTTACAATTCTGTTATCGCTAACAAGAATTAAATAGGTTCTACCAGTTTCAATCGTTGTATTTTCGTCATCAAAAATTCCAACACTACCAGTTTTATCTAGGAACTCAACTCTTGACCAACCTTTACCACGCTTAATTGATTTAATCATTCCAAGCATTACAAAGGATCCAGTCTCTTCATAGTTTTCTGCTTCTTGAATATAAGCATAATAGTGTTGAGGAACTGTCATATTAAACTCAGGAAGATTTAAATACTCGTAGAGATTTTCTTTAATCTCTTGATCATTACGTTGATTATCTTCAAACGTTGCTGCGCCAATAATTCGTAATGCCTGAAGAGCACGAGAGTTAACTCCATTTCCTTTAGTAAAAGTAAACTCCTCAAGTTGAGCGTATGACTTAAAAGGTCTAGCAGCCATGTATCGCTCAGCAATTTTGTCCGAGATAAACTTGATGCCTGACAAACCAAAGCGTATACCCTTACCTTCAATCTTAAAATCAATATCTGATTCATTAATGTGAGGTAGTTTAATGCTGATTCCCATTCTTTTTGCTTCAATAAGGTACTCAGTACGTGCATCTTTATCCTTTTCATTCTTTAATAGTGAATACATAAATTCTAGTGGATAGTGGTACTTAAGCCATGCTGTCCAATAAGATAGTGTTGAATATGCTACTGCGTGTGACTTATTAAACGAGTACCCTGCATGAGCCTCAAAATCATGCCATAGGTCTAAGGCTTGGTTTGGAGAAATGTACGCAGATGCTCCAGAAACAAACCTATCCTTAAACTCATCAAACTCTTTAGCATCTTTTTTCTTTCCAATGATCTTTCTAACTTTATCTGCTTCCGACATGGACATACCGCCAAGGTGTACGCATGCTTGCATAACTTGTTCTTGGTAAAGAATACATCCATAGGTTTCCTCCGTAAATGATTTAAGAATTTGGTGCTTATAGTCTGGATTCTGACGACCATGCTTAATAGCAATATAGTCTTTTCCAATAGTGTTCATCGCACCAGGACGAACGAGAGCATTTGATGCAGAAAGTTCTTCAAGATTCTTTACACGCATCTTAATAAGAAGATTTGTATATGGTGCTGCTTCACACTGAAACACACCTTTCGTATATCCATCTGAAAGCATTGTGTATACATTGGCATCATCCATATTAATCTTTAACAGGTCAATTTTTGTTCCTTCACGCTCTTTAATGATATCAATACAGTCTTTAAGTACCGTTAAAGTTTTGAGGCCCAAAGCATCAATCTTAATAAGTCCAATATTTTCTGCTTCACCCATGTCAACAGCAACTACAGGAATTCTTTCATCCTGTCCAGCAACTGATCGTGTTTCCATTGGGGCATATCTAAAGATTGGATCCTTAGAGGTTACAACGCCAGCAGCGTGAATACCAGTACCCTTGATACGGCCTCTAAGTTGTTCTCCGTAAACCTCAACGTCTGGATACTTTTCACGGAACCATGATGCTGATTTTGAAGTGCAATATTCATCCCAAGTGTCAATTTGTTTGTTTACTTTATTTGCATCAGCAAGTGGGATATTTAAAACACGGGAAACATCTTTGACAATGTTTTTATCTTTAAACTGCATAAATGTTGCAATAGAGGCAACATGGCGATACTGTCTAACTAAATAATCTTTTACTTCATCACGACGGTTGTCTTGAATATCAGAGTCAATATCTGGAAAGTCATTACGATCTGGGTTAATAAAACGGAAGAACAAAAGCCCATGCTTAATTGGATCAATGTCAGTAATACCAAGAGCATAGCAAAGAAGAGATCCTGCAGCAGACCCACGACCTGGACCGACCATAATTCCTTCCTTCTTTGCCCAGTTAAGCATGTTGCGAACAACTAGGAAATAAGGACCAAACTTTTTATCTTTAATGATTGTAAGTTCTTCATCAAGGCGATCAAGATATTCTTGAGAGTCTACCTTTCGCTCTTTTAAACCTTCAAGTGCAAGGTCTTTTAATTCTTTGTCTGGGTTTTTATATTGAACTGGAAGCAAATCAAGTCCAGATTTAATGTCGTATTCCTCAATCTTATCTGCAATTTCTAAAGAACTTGTAAACATTTCTTCATCTAAATGTCCTTGCTCTGCCATCGCTGCCTTCATCTCTTCGTATGAAAGAAGGTGAATATCAAAAGTTCTAAAAGACATTTGACGATCTTCACCATATAAATAGTCTAAGCGTTCCATCATGTTATCAATCTTCTTTGATTTCTCAAATGTCGATTCTTTTAATACTTTTCCGTGAGTATTTAACAGGAGCATCATCTCCTGAATTTCTTTTTGACTTGTGTCAGCGTGGTGACAGTCAGGCGTAACAACAACCTTAACATTAAATGCTTTTGCTAGTGCAACAAGTTCATCGTTAATGTTTTTTGGGTTATGTGGCATTAGTTCGATATAAAAATCATCCTTAAAGCGATTCTTAAACCACTGAACCTTTTCTTTTGCAAGTGCGTATTCTTCATTTTCAATAGCCTTTGCAATTAGTCCACCTTGACAAGCAGACAAAACAATTAGTCCGTCTCCGTACTGATCTAAAACTTCAAAGTCAATACGTGGCTTACGATAAAAACCATCTGTCCAAGCAATTTCATTTAATTTGTTAAGATTTTCTAAACCCTGTTGATTCTTAGCAAGAAGAACTATATGGAAAAAGTTAACATCAAGTGGACCTACCCTTTCGGACTTATCCCTTTTATCATGTCTGTCTAATG